GCCTGCGCGACCGAAGCGACCACTCCCGCGAGCGCGCCGGCGGTTGTGGAGAACTTTGTGGCGGCTTCGCCGCCATTGTTGAGTCCGCCTATGAGTGATGTGATTGCGTTCCAGAGGCCAGTGAGTTGGCTTTTGAGGCTGGCCGTCGCCGAGGCGAGCATCTGGAAGCCGGGGATGTTGGAGATCGTGTCGCCAAGGTTTTTGAGTTTCGCCTGTGTGGCGGGTATCGCGTTCTCGAGACCTTGTTGGAGTGCCGCTCCGACTTTTTGCAGGGTTGGTGTGACGGCTGCGGTGAATGTATCGATGAGTGGGATGGCTTGGTTGAACAGGCCGCGTAAGCCGTCGAGGACTGGTGTGGCGGCTGTTTCTCCGAGTCGGCTCAACGCGGCTTTCACGTTGGCCAGGGCGCCGGTGAATGTGGTGCCTGCGGATAGTGCGGCGCCGCCTAGGCCTTCCTGCATGGCGTCGGCGAAGGTTTGGAAGTCGATTTTGCCGTCCGAGACCATGTCGGACACTTCGGCGCTGGTCTTGTTCAGATGCTTGCCGAGCATTTGGAGGACTGGGATGCCGCTCGACATGAGCTGGAGCATGTCGTCGCCCTGGAGTTTGCCTCGGGCGGCGACGGAACCGAAGATCATGCCGATGTCAGTGAGGCTTCTGCCGCTGATCTGCGCGGTGTCGGCCACGGTCTTGAGGATCTTGGTGAGCTCGCCGCCTTCCTTGATGCCGGAGGCGGACAGGCTGGCCGCGACGGTCGCGGCGTCGCCCAATCCGAACGCGGTGCCCTTGACGGATGCGAGCGCGTCGTTCATGATTTCGGTGACGCTCGCGCTGTCGTGGCCGAGGCCTTTGAGTTTGGCTTGCGCGTTCTCGATGTTGAGGGCGCGGGTGAAGCCGCCTTTGGCGGCCAATGCGGTGATGCCGCCGGCGAGGGTGGCGATCGCGCCTGTGCCGACCTTGCCGATTTTGCCGAATGCTCCGCCGATCTTCGAGATGAGGGTGCTGGAGCTTTTCTTGGAGGCTTTGTTGACGGCGTCGCCGATGTCGCCTTCGATGCTTTTGCCGAATCCTTTGCCGGATGGTTCGACGTGGACGTATGCGACGCCTATGTCCTGTGCTGCCATCGTGTTTCCTTATTCGTAGGTTGGGGTTCCGATGGCGGTCGGAGTCAGAGGTCGTCGTTGATGTGGAAGTAGGCTTTGAGCCGTTCCCTGTCCTCGCGTTGACGGCGGGTGAGGTTGTGCGTCGGGGTTGGCGGGCGGAGCGGGTCGTGCTCGTGGTCGAACCATGGGCGTTTGCGTTGTCCGGACAGCGTCCAGACCGCCTGTTCGGCTCCGTCGGGCGCGTAGACGGCGTTCTGCAACGCCATCCACGAGTGGCTCGTATGGTCTTTGAGGATTTCGCGGGTCAACGCCCAGGCGAGTCCCCAATCGACTCGTGGACGTTGGCCTTCAACCCATTCCCGGAAGCGTACGGGCCTGTAGATCTGCCCGTACGCTCGGATCCAGTCGTAGGCTAGTGCCGCGCGATTGTTGTTCCAGAGGTGGGCGAGGTAAACGCTTTTGGGTCCAGTCCGGATTCCTCGGCCCACGCCTTGATGGTCGCGGTGAGGTAGGCCATCGGACGTTTGGTCTTGCGCAGCACGTTCCAGAAGTTCGGCTGCATCGTCTGGAAGTAGGCGAGGAACGTGCTCACGCAGGCCGTGGTTTCCTCGTCGGACAATGCGGGCTTGCTTTTGATCAGGAGGATGGCCTGGACGAGTTCGATGGGCAGTTCCGCGTTGTTGAGGTTCGGCAGGTCGAGTTTGACGCCGGCGACCTCGAGGTGCACGTCGGGTTTGAGCTCTTCCGCTTCGGTCAGGTCTACGTCCACGACATGGTATTCTTTGTCGCTCATGTTGGCTCCGTTCTAATGGTTGGCGGTTGAATGGGTGTCCCGTGCGGCCGACCGCCATCGGCCGCACGGGAAGAATCAATGGGTCACTTGGCGTCTTCAGTGACGAGGCCCCATGCGTGGAACTGTTCGCCGTTGGTGCCCTTGAGCATCTTGAACGTCATGCTGAAGTTCATGATCTCGCTGGACTTCAGGCTCACGTCGTCACGGTCGCTCACCTTCGCGTTGGTGCCGTACAGGAGGAACGGACGGTCCTGCTGGTCGAGCGCGACCAGCACGAGGATCCACTCCTTCTTCAATCCGGCGCCCTTGATGCTGATGCCGCCGTCCGAATCGACGTCCACGTCGAAGTAGGCCGACACCACATCCTTGCGGCCCTCCATGGCGGCGAGCTGCAGGGTCCAGTAGCCCGGATCCGTGTCGGACAGCACGATGTCGCCGTTGTGGGCCTTGTAGTCGGTGCTGTCGCCCGGTTCCGGATGCAGTACGGCGCCGTCCTCCGTGGAGTAGCCGATCGGCTTCTTGCTTGCCGGCGGGGTCCAGGCCACTCCGGTCGGAGCCACGAACGTGCTGTCGCCCTTGGGGAACAGGAACAGCGCGTAGTTCTTGATCAGGCGCACGTTGCCTGCGGTGTTGCCGCTGGACACGTACCCGTAGTCGGTCGCGCCCTGCGCGGCGACGGTGGTTTTTTCGTTGTTGTCAGACATTCGTCTGCACCTTTCCGTTCTTCGCGTGTGGCGGCACGTTGTCTTTGGTTGTGTTTCAGTTGACGGTGACCTCGAGCAGGAGCACGCCGTACGCGCACACCAGCCTCTTGTCCTCGTCCGTCATGCGTACCGGCCCGGATTCGAGTGACGCGTCGATGAGCGGCGCGACGTTTCCGAGCCCGATGATCTCCCTCGCGATGTCGGCCCACAGGCGTGCGGCCTTGTCCCAGTCGCCCGTATGGTCCTCTCTCATGCATCGCACGCTCAACCGCAGCCGCACGTACTGCGAGATTGGAGTGCTCATGCCCTGCATGGAGTCGGCCAGAGTGGCTTCGGTGAAGGGCGGTTCGAGGTCGGCTCGTTCGATGGTGTCGAACGTCACGTCCGGGAACAGTGTCCTCAGTTTGGGCAGGAGCAGCGGCTCCGTGCGGCGGGGAGTGACCGGGATGCTCATACGCGCATCCTTCCGAGCGTGTCCTCTAGCGTGCCGTGCGCCTTCTCCACCGGTGCCGGGCAGATGATCGCCACGCCGCTGCGGTTCTTGCCGTCATGGTCGCGGACCATGCAACGGTCATCCTCTACGGCGGCTTCGGCCGCGTCCCTCATGCGCGAGCGCAATGTCTCGTTTTTGAGGACCTGTTGGCTGAACGCCTTGCGGTTGAATACGAATCTGCATCGTTTGGCCATGCTTATCCTTCCCGTTCGCCCACGGTGATGACGTCGCCGATGTGGCGTCCGTGGAGGTTGTTCCACACTTGCGGTTTTCCTTTGACGGGCAGGAGGATGCCTCTGACTTTGATCAGGTCGGTGGCTTGGATGCCGGATGGTTGGCTACCGCGGATGTGGATCGTGTATTCGATGGTCCGTGGACTGGCGTTCTCCTCAACCTGGTCGATGGTGGAGGTCGGGGCGACCAAGGCCTGGAATGCGCCGACGCGGGCTGGCTTGCCTTGGATGGGGTTGCCGTCCGTGTCGGTGGTGGGCTGGCCGCGCCAGATTTCGATGGTTTCCACTAGGACGTCTCCCCCGTTGCCATGTCGACGCTGAACGCGCGTTGCGCGTTGATGCCGAGGATGCGTTTCTCGTCGTCGCGCAGCCAGAGGTCGCCGGTGGGCGCTCCGAAACTGTATTGTTCGCTGAAGCTGCCGGTGGTCTGGTTCATCTGCGTGATGCCGCCGGGAATGTCGTACGGGTCGGCCTGCATGATCCTGCGGACGATGTCGCAGGTGATCTTCGTCAACAGTCGTGGCCGTTCGTCGAGGAGCCGCCGCCAGTTCGGGGAGCGTTCCTTGATGTAGTCGGTCACGTCCGCGAGATGCGTGTCGGCTTTCTCGCGTTCCTCGTCGGTGAGCTTGTGCCATCTCCGTTCGAGATCGTCGGAGGTGGCGAACATGTCGGGTTCGTCCGTCATGGTCACTTCTTGTCCGGCAGTTTGACCGCCCCGGCGGATACGAGGCCGGCGATGATGTCGTCGAACTGTTTCGCCAACGTGTTGAACGCGGTGACGAGTTTGTCGAATTCGTCCTTGGTCGGAGTGTCCGCCGCGGCCTCGGCGATGTTGCTGTCGACGTTGCCGATCGCTTGTTCGGGCGCGTACTGCTTAATGCCGCCGAGGGTGTCCTCGCCGGCCGCCGGCAGCTCGTAGGCGCTGGATCCGGCGGAGAAGTCCGTGCCATCCTTGTTGACAAGGCTCACCTGCGCGTCCAACGGTCCGATCGTATGCTTCTTCTTACCTGACGGATTGACCACAAGGGTCTGGATGGGGAAACTCATCGTTCACCTCATTCCGTGGCCTTGAGTACGGCGAACGCCTTCGGATCGATGATCGCGAACGCGTACATCGCCTCGGTGCGGTATGCGATCTGGTTATGGGCCTTCAGGTCCACGCCGGTCTGGTCCGGATCGCCGTAGGCGATGATCTCGCTGGTCAGATCGCGGACCATGCCCCATTTGATGAGGCTGAAATCTCCCATGAACGCGAGCACCTTCGTCGGGGTCTTGGCCAGTCGGCCGTTGACGGTTCCGGAGGTCGCGGCGGTGATGCCGTCCAGGCTGCCGGCCTGCAGGTTCAGCGGGATCTCCGGGTAGAAGCGCATGCCGGTGGAGGGGACGCGCAGCTTGCGCAGGCGGGACGCCCAGGTCTTGGACAGGGCGACACCGTTGATGTCGTAGGAGTCGTTCAGCGCGTCGGCCAAAGCGTCCACGTTGCCGATCTCATCCTCGGTGGCGATCACCTGCACGGCGGACGTGCTCAATGGGGCGAATCCGGAGAGCGCCTCACCGGTCTTGGGGTTGATCGCATGGTAGATCACGTAGTCGAGGGCGCGGCCCAGTGCGGCTGCCTGATCGGCCTGGATGCTGCGGATGATCTGCAGCTGGTTGTCCTCGTCGGCCCACTGGAGTTCGCTGGTGACGCGGGTGGTGGTCTGCACCTTGAAGCGCTTCGCCACGACGGAGTCCACGGTCTGCTCGTAGCTGCTCTTGACCGCGCCTTCGGCCACTACCTCGGCTTCGCTCTTGCCGTTGAACACGAGGTAGTCGGCGTCGGAGAAGATCTGTGGCGTGCTGGGGCTCAGGGACGCGATGGTGCTGGTGTCCTTGGCCTTGTTCACGATTTCGGTGGCCACGCTCACGGGGAGCTTGATCTGGTCTGTTTTCATCGCCATGATGACTTGTCCTTTCGGATGGTTGGGTTATTCGCCTAGGAGCTGGTGGATGTACGAGAGCTCTTCGGCGTCCTTGTTGTTGTTCTGGTGCGATGGAGAGCCCGTCTGGTTCCTCACCTGAGGCGGCTTGGATGCCGGATGCAGCGACGCGTGCAGGAGGTCCGCATGCGCCTCGAGTTCCTCCTTGGTTCCGCCGCGCAGCAGTTCGGCCGGAACGTCCTTGTCTTTGGCGACTTCGGACACCCATTCCGCGTGCTGCTTCTCGGCCGCGGCGTCGTCGATCTGCTTGCGCAGCGCCGCGTTCGATTCCTTGAGTTTGTCGATTTCGCTCTTTCCGGCGTTCTCCATCTCGTCGAGTTTCATGGCCTTGGACTTGAGCTCGTCGTAGTCCTTGTACTTGCCGCGCTCCTTGGCCAGTCGCTTCTCGACGATCTGGTCGACCTGTTCCTGGGTGAACGACCTCGGCTCACCGCCGTCGCCACCGTCATTGGAACCGCCCTCGTCGCCACCGCCGTCGATGAGACGGATGTGTGCCGGGAATCGGAATCTGATGGACATGCTGCTCTCCTTTGCTGTTTCCCGTGGATTCGAGTTCGACCGCGCCACGGTGCGCTGTATGGTCCTCCCACGCGATACGGCGCATGGTCGCCGCCAACCTGAATGGCTGGCCGAGTGGTGGATGCAGGATTCGCACCTGCGCGGCTGTGAAGCGCCCGAGTTACAGTCGGGTCCATTCGTCTGCTCTGGCAATCCACCGAAATCAATGGTTTTTGGTAAAATAGAAGTACCGGAGGTCCCGTGCAGACTTGAAATAATAGCCTATTCGTGCGGGAGTGCCTCCGGGTTTTTATTGCAGCTCGATTTCTCTCATCCCGTTGTTGTCCAATAGGAACAAACGTCTGATCTTGTTTTTCTTATGCAGCGCGTTATAGCGGGAAAGTTGCGTCACCAGTTTCTCCGGAGCCGAGTATCCAGTGAGATCCACAATGAATGCATCCTTCACGACACCATGCTGCTCGGCTTTGGATACCGCTTTTGAGATGTTCTTCGAAATGGATCCGTAGTCTGGGCGTTTTTGCCGAGATGACTTAACCTCGCACTCAAGGTCTTGCTCAATCCATTTCAAGTCATTCGTCGATTTGTGCCCCAAAGTATCGCGTGGAATCCATTCGTAATGCTGTCCGAGTGACTTGAAATGTTCCAGGAACACGATTTCATGCATCTCAAGGACGTCTGCGTCTACTGGGACGCCAAGCGCCTTCTGCCTTCCATCCCATCCTTTCTTGCTTAATGATTTCTCGTCGCGCATGCCGGTGAAATCATGTTCGACTTTGAAAGACGCACGTTTCTTCGGCATGATCCCGTCGCTCAATTGCTTAGGGAACTTATGACGCATAACGAATGTGACGGCATTCGCGTCGGCCGAATCCAACTTGATTCCGGCTTCCTCGGCGGAGGACTTCCAATTCTTTCCCAATGCGTTGCCGTTGATGGCTTGCACGGCCTGATCGTACATGGCTTTATACTTCGCTTGGTCATAGCCGAAGATCTTGTCCTTGCCCCAGCTGCACACGGGAATGCAACGGCATTTGCCGTTATGGAAAGAGCCGCCGAAGTCCGCGCTTTCCTCACTGGTGTATGCGAATCCTCGGCTGGCGAGCATCACGCAAAATGCACAAGGATTGGAGCCTCGTGGGACGCGTGCCCATCCAGGATGCGTCTCGTCGGCGTCGCGGTTGTTCTGCGTGGTCAATCGTACAGACCTGCTCATCATGTCGGCAATGAACTGCTGCCAGTCGTCCACCGTCTTCAGGTCGGGCCAAAGGTCTTCAACAGTCAGCCCGTTGGCGTTGCCATGCTTCAAATTAGTGTAGTTATGCCCATTCCAATCGGTTCCAGTGAAACCGCCTACCTGACGGTATAGCACTTCATATTCGTCGCAAGTAGATGAGACGTAGGGCGGCATTTTGATGCCGGCGTATTTCTGCCACAGGTTCCTGGTGTCAGTGTAGTACCTGCGTGATCGTTCGGACGCATCGCGGGTGTACCTGAGCACTATGTCTTGTCGTTCCAACGGTTTCGCGGATTCCATCGCGTCGGTGGCGTCGTCTGTCAGATTCTCAAGATCAGTCTCGTAATCCCTATGCAGTTTCTCCAGTTTCTGACGAAGCTGCGCTTTCGCCGGTTCCGGCAGATCCAGATTGTTCAGATCCATCCGTCACCTCCGAGGACGCCGCGCTTCTGTCCATGAGCTGGTCGATGCGTTGTTCCGATTTCTGCCGTTGCTGGTCGGCGCGTAGGCGGGTGATTTCCTCGCGGGTCAGGCCGAGACGTTCGAGTCCGACATCGGAGTCGGCGTAGCCGGTGATCTTGTCGGCGATCTTCGTGAACGCGTCGGCGCGCGCCGCGTCGGAGATTTCCCTTGTGGGCGCCCATACCGGATGCACGTCGCGCATGGAGTCGGGTATCGTGTTCGCGCCTTCGCGCAATGCCACGGCGATGCCCATGGCCCGTTTGAGTTCCCGTCCGAAGGCCACGTTCTGCTTGTCGGCGATGCGCGTCAACCGTCGTTCGGCGGATGCCATGGCCTCGGCGCTGGTCGGATTGTCCAACGTGATGCCCAGATAGTCGACCGGCACTCGGGTCTGCGAGGCGACGAGCATGGCCAAGGTCTTGAGCATGTCCGAATGGGGCGTCATGGACGCCTGCTGCACCTGATGCAGTTGGGGAAGCTCTCCGTTCTCGTCCGCGGTGATCGCGTTGATCGCCTGGATGAGACTCGTCCATGTGTTGCTGCTGAACGCGTCCCTGTTCGCTCCGATGAACCAGAGTTTCGGAACGGAATAGAATTCGGCCGACGCCTCCATGCGGACCACGGTGCGGAATCCGGCGTCGACGAGGCTCATGAGCGAACGGCTGATGCGGCTGTGGCCGAATGGCCGGTCCATCTGCCTGTCGTAGGCGAGCGCGACGGCAGTCGGCTGGTCGAAGTTCGTTTCGATTTTCTCCGCCCGCCATGGGGTCAGGTGGCCGGAGCATTCGTAGACCTTGCCGGGGAGCCACACGTTGAACGCGCAGATTCGTCCGTCCTTGTCGTCCTCGGTGATGGTCAATGCCGCGGCCAGACGGTGGTTGCGTCGGTCCCAGATTCCAGCGGACCAGTCGGCGGAGCGTGGGATCATGCTGATCCGGTCCGGATTCTCCGGGTCTGCGGCGATGGTCAGGAAGCTGCATGAGTGCTTGTAAGCGGATACGATCAGTTCTGACGTGGCCACGTCCAATTGGTTGTCCTCGAACAGGTCGTTGACGCCCATCGTGTCGTCGCCGGATACGCTGAACCCTTCCAGGTCGCTCAGGTCGCTCAATGATCGGACGGCCAGTTCGGGCCATCCGATCATCGCCTCGACCTTGTTTTTGATCTGGTCGGGGATGGAGATTCCGAAGTCTTTGAATCGTTCCTTGCAGTCGTAGTAGGCTCCGCGGATCAGGTTGCGTGGGTATTTCTCACGCCACACGCGCAACAGTTCGTGGATGATGGGCATGTCCTCGTCGTCGACGCCGAGGATGGTGCCGACGTTTCCGCTTGCGGTGTCGAGGTAGCTGCTGCCGGTGAATTTCGGAGCGACACTTACCGTTGTGCCGTCGGCCATGTAGAACACCATCAGAACATCACCTCCTGTCGTCTTCCCGGATGTCGTTTCGTCGTGAACGCCCCATACAGGGCGAGAGTGGTGGACACGAGCGGCGTGATGTCGACATCGCTGCCGAGTTTGTTCCAGGCGATCGCGCCGGACTGTCCAAGAGGCCGCGTGGTGGCGCCCTTGACGGCTGCGGCCAGCTGCGGCTGGTATTCGTCCCGTGGATGCTTGAGCGTTCCGGCCTTGAGCATGTCGAGGAAGCGTCCGCACGCGCGGCCCATCTCCTGCATGTTCGTCACCGTGACCCTCACATGCGCCTTCTTCAGTTCGGGCAGCAGGCTCATAGCGGGCGACTGCGCGTCGATGACCACGCTGGCGGTCTTCGGCCAATGTTCGGCGAGCCAGTCCACGGCCCACATGGTTCCCGCCTGCCGTGCGTCCTTGATGTTCGCCATCTGGATGACGGCCGAACCGTCCGCGTACCGTAGCGCGGCTCCGATGGTCAGCACGCTCCTGTCCGGAGGCATGTCGATGCCGAAGCTCACGGTTCCCCCATCAGGCACGTCGTCGATGGCCGCGGCCTGCCACAGGTCCGGGCTGATGGCGTACGCGGTGGCGGTCTCATCCCATATGCCAAGCGCCTCGCGACGGAATGAATCTTCCGACAGGTTGTTGCGCATGCGCATGATTGCCTGTTCGCTTGTACGTTTCGGATAGCTGGGATTCGCTTTAGCCCACTGTTCGCGGTCGTCCGGATCCGCGTCCTTGTCGGCGGCAAGCTCCACGTAGAGGAGGTTTCCGTCATGGTTCAGCGCGTGCATGCGTTTCTCCGTGAACGCATCGCACTGGTCTCCCGGCTTGGGTGGATTGCCCATATACACGACCAGGGGGTTAGGACTCGTGTTCAAAACCGGAATCATGTTGTCCATCGCGCGCACTGTGAGGATCTGCGCTTCGTCGAACACGGCCACGTCCACGCTGTGCAATCCTCGGCCGAAACCGTTCTCGCGGGCGCCGAACATGATGCGGCTGCCGGACGTGAACGTGATCTCCTGTTGGCCGTTTGCTCTGCGGATGCGTTCCACGTACCGGCCGAGCACTGGATTGTGCTCCATCTCGCACATGTCCGCGAATGTCTCGTCGCTGGTGCGCGTATGGTGGGCGGTCCAGATGGCTTTCAGGTTCGGTGTGAGTATCGCCTTGAGGAACAACGCGGTGCCGACGGTGAAGGTCTTGCCGATCTGCCTGCAGCTGGACAGCACGGCGCCGTCCGCGCCACACGCATACTTGCCTTCCGCGTTCTTGGCGAACAGAAGCCACAAGAAGCCCTGCTGCCACAAGTCGAAACGGATGCCGGCCTTACGCGCGGCTTTGTTGATTCGCGTGAACTCGCTGCCAACGATGCCTTCCGGCTGGCGGAGGACCTTGGCGATTTCAGACAATCGACGCTCCGACATCGTCCGTCACCTCGTCTTCCTCATCGTCCAACAGGTCGGTCAGACCTCCGCCCTGGAGCGCTTCGATGCGTTCGCATACGTCGATGAGCTGGCGGCTGATCGCGGGCAGCGCGTTCGCCGGCGTCGTGGGATCGGCCATGGCCTTGCGCAGCAGGTCACGGTTGTCTCGCAGTATGTCCAGCATGCTGCCGTCCATCATCCGTTCGAAGCTCCGCTGGTCGAGATCCTGCTCCGGCTTCTGTTTCGTTTCCACGGCTTTGACGGGCGACTTACCGTTCCGGTCCCGTGCGGGCCTGTTCTTTTTCCGACGATAATCGGCTTTCTGGCGGCAGGACTTGGAACAGTACTTCTGCGGCCGCCCATGGCCGGAAGACTGGAATTCCTTGCCGCAGAGCTCGCACTTCATCGGCGCCTCCCTCGCTTTCCGACCTTTCGTTGTTTCCCCTGTTTCCGACGTTTGCATTCCGGGAGGGATATCGGCACTGCACCCGAGGCTACCCCAAGGGGGTATGACCGGGTACCCTGCCCTGGTATCGGGTCAGATGCCGAACGTTTTGAACGGCATCGAGCTTGGTTTGATGGTCTGCTTGCCGGCCAGCAGCGCTCGTGCGTGTTCGTCTGTCTTGTCGCTCTTCATCCTGTTGCAGATGCGGTGCGTGAGCCTGCAGTTAGTGAAGCTGTATGGATCGCCGCCGCGTGAGACTGGTATGAGTTCGTCTACTTCGGCGCTCATCGGATGTGGTGTCTTCAATGTCTTGTCGACTGGCTTGCCGCAGATGGCGCACACATCATATGCGGCAAGCACTCTTTGCCTAAGCATGCGGCGCCGGTATCCGTTGCTGACCCGCTCGTTGCGTCGCTTGCTCATGGTCATTCCTTCGTATGAAGTCCTAGCATGGCCGACCACGTGTCGACTAGGGATCCCGTCATCTGCGGATATCCCCTCCCGAGGTTATTCATGGAGCGCCTTCGGCGGGAGTCGAACCCGCGCATACACGCGGCCGCAAGGAAGAGGATCCGAAGATCTGCGACCGATGCGATCTGCCACTGATTCCTACGAAGGCATGGACAGGCGGTTTGAGCATCACCGCATCATGTAAGCGCGGGATTGGCTTGCCTGCCGCTGTTGGTGTATGCCCACTCTGACGTGAGTGGGCGGAGCGTGTCCGATATGCCGTTCGGACAGGACGGTGTTACGCAATCCAAGGAGTTAGGAGAATCCAAGGTGGATATGAAAAGGGTTCAAACCAAGTCACCTCGGTTTGAACCCTCTAATCCACTGACAATTGTGCGTTGCACTTTCGATTTTGTCAAATCGAGTCGCGTCGCATGACCTGTCCATGCACGTCGGAAAGCCTGTACAACGGCTGCCCCTTCACGTTTTCACCAACCGGTTGGAGCCTGCCGCGCTTGCGCCATGAGCGAATCGTGTTCGCGTTGCACTGGAATCCGCATTCGCGCAGCAGTTCCGCACACTCCCCCGCCGTGAACGCCCTGCCCGATTCGATGCACTCCCGCAGGAAACCCAATCGCACATCGACCACGCGATAAGCGTTGCCGCACACCGGACAATCAACGCTCACCGCGCCGACCTCCGCACTCAGCTCCACTCCACACAGAGGATTCAGGCACCTGCCGATGCCGTGCCTGGATGGTGGCACGTCGATGATGGCCAGCGTCTTGCGCACCAACCGCTCCCAGTCATGCCAGATCAAACCGATGTCCGGCAGTCGGTTCAACCGCTGGCATGACCAGCATGCCTTGAGCATGTCGACGATGGACGGGACCGCGATGCTTGTGGCCCATGGCATGGCCGGCGGCGCATACAATCGACACCACAACGCCGTCACCGCATCCTCGATCTCCTGCAGATGGTCAACGACCGAGAGTCTGATCGGCGTGGGCGCGGACTGCAGGTTGACACGTCCAGGCTGGTGGCCTCCGTAATGCGCCGTCGAATCCAGGAACTCGCGCAGGGCTTGGATCCATGACGGATAGTCGTGGATCCATCCCCTCAAAGCGGTCTCGCACTTGTCGCACATCGTGGCCTGGATACGGCACTCCCCGCCGCACACTCGGCACATGCCGGCGAGCGCTGGCTTGTTTTGTTTGGTTTGTGCTGGTTGTGTCTGGTTTGGTGTTGGTTGGGATTCGTTGTTTTGTTCGTACATTTGTTCGATTCCCTCCGGCGTGGTAGTCTGGTTTGTGGTAATGCCAGAGCTCGGCCGGAAGGTCGGGTTCTTTGTTTATTCGGTGGCGGAGTCCTGTTCTTCAAGGTCGACGTGTTCGATCTTGGCTCTATGGCGGAGCAGAACGGCGTATTCATCCATGACATCAAGCTGCCTGCTCAACAGACCGATCGGACAGACGAGCTCGAAGTCAAGCGTGCCATCCGCATACCGCTGCAGCATGCCCCTGAGCCTGCCAGCACGAGCGGTCAACTCACGGTATTCGACGCGCATCCGCTCCTCATAATCGCCTCCGTCGGCGCTCGCGGGTTGCGCTTGGTCAGCGGCGGCAGGAACGGATTCCCCGCACCCCTTTCATCCACGGCTGCGGCGAGCGCCTTCCTGATCTCGTCCCTGGCGTAGAGGAAGGCGTTGTGTCGGGTCTGGGCGTAGCCGACGAAGGGGGTATTGCCGTCCCTTGTCGCGGCGCGGACGGCTTCGAGTTCCTGGTCGATGAGTTTGTTGAGCACGCCGATGGCGATGTCTGCTTCACTGTCTTTCATTTCGTTTCCCTTCGTATTTGCTGGATGATCGTCTCGTATGGTTTGCGGTGGAAGATGCGTATCCACCATTCGGGGCGGCGGCCCCATATGGTTTTGACTTCGGTGAGAGGAAACCATGATACGTACCATTTTGAGCAATTTCCGCAGTACAGCACCTCGCCTTCCTCCTTCGGTCTGGGATGCTCATGGTCGAACGCTGGCGGCCTTGGCACCAAATAACTTCGATTGCTCATTTTGTGTCCTTGAGTGTGATGCGTTTCATTCCTTCGCCGCCTTCATTTCTTGGACTTCACCGTCGAAAAAATCGATGATGAGATTGCAGATGGCGAACGCCGACGTTTTGAGCTGGGTTTTTTCCTCTTCGTTTTCGGCTTTGATGGCGAAAACGCCATCCTTGCTGTTGAAATTGAGTTTCATTTCGTGTCCTTCGTGGTTGGGCGGACGGTGAATGCGACGAGTCCGGTCTCGGCATGGAATACCTTGGCCGGCTCGCCAGTCCTCAGGGACATGGCCTGCGCGTAGTCGCCGGCATCGTCGATGTTCTCGAACGTTCTGATGCCTTCCGTGGTGACGACGTTGTAGCTCATCTTGCCGGCTCCTTGTCCGCGCCGCTCACATGGCTCCAGTCGCAGGACAGGCCGGCCTGCTTGCCGTTCGTCGAGTAGACGATGCAGTCCACTTGCCTCGTGTCGGTCAGGGTGATGACGCATTCCGTGAATACGTCGGCCCCGGCGGAGCACTGCGAGTCGACGGACCTGACCGCATGCGCTGGCGTGGAAGGCTCCGACGCGCTTCCGCATCCGGCGAGCGCGACGCAGAGTGAGAGGGTGATGGTGGTGAGGGCGGCGCAGATGGTGTTTCTCATTGGTTGTTCCTTTTCGTGTGGCTGGCGTGGTGGTTCCAGAGGCGGATGGCTTTTTTGAGGTTTTTGCCGTCGACGTGGAGGATGCATTTGTGCCGGCAGTTGGGGCAGATGCAGCCGTAGATGGTGTTGACCGGTTTGCGTGTGCGGAGTTTGTAGATGGCGCCGAGGGTCAGGATGAGCGGCTGTGACTGGCGGCATGCCGGGCAGGGTGCGGGTCTGCGCCATTTGCGTGGGTTGGTGGCGATTCTGACGGTGTCTGTGTGGTGCATTTCATTCCTTTCCGTAGATGGCGAGGCTTCGTATGCCGTCGCTCATGCTGTTGGAACATGTGTTCGGATCGTGGTCGATGATGTCCAGGCATATGCCTTGGAATCGGAGGCTGGCGGTGCCGTCCGGATGTCGGATGAGTTCGAGTCGTCCGTCGATGATGACGTCCTGGTCTGTGCGGCCGATGCAGCGGCGGCCGATCAGGATGACCGGATCGGCCGACCGCCATTTATGCAGCGGAACGTTGACGCTCACCGCGGCTCCTCGCCTTCGTTTCCGCCTTGGGCGTCCTTTCCGGCCGCGTCGTAGCCTTCGTCGTACACGTCGTCGAGCAGCGTCTGGAACTCGGGAGAGGCGAAGAACGTGCTGATGGCGTCCTTGGCCACGCGCCTCCATGGCTCTTTGCCCTCCATGGGCATCTCGTTCCATGGGCGTGGATGGCGGGCCCCGTTGCTGTACCAGCGCAGGTAGATGGCCTCGGCCACCTTGTTCTGCGTCTCCAGACCGATCGGAATGGTCTCCTGGTCTGCCATGATGGCTCCTTTCAGTATGTTTCCGGCGGTTCCACGCCGCTGCGGTCAGCAATGATGTAGGCGGCGAGCGCGACGCATAGGGTGAGGATGATGAGCATGGCGTGCAGGGCGAGCCATTGGATGGGGATCCAGTGGTGGAGGCCGATGCCGATGATCGGCCGGATGATGGCGTGCGGCACGAGCAGCAGCGCGGCGAGGGAGAACAGCGTGGCGAACCAGTCGCCGACGCGGCTGGAGATGCGGTTGATGGTCTGTTTCATTCCGAGGTTCCTTTCATTGTTGATACGGTTCATGGCCTGTTGGCCACCCAGCCGATCAGGATGGCGGCGCATAGGAGGATCACTGCTGCGATGCTCATCACCACTTCCCTTTCAGGAGTTCGCGGTACCTCCTGTAGTCGTTGATGTCGCGTTGGATGCAGTCGCGTACTCTGTGTGGGCTTTGGTGGTCCTTGTATAGGTCTTCCGGGCATTGCAGGAATGTGAGGTAGCGGCGGAGCGCGGTCAAGTCGAACTTTCGATAGCTCAGCCATGCGCTTGGCCGCAGGTTCAGCCGTGCCAGAAAAGCCATGTCGAAGTCCACGTTTGTTCCCGCCGGGATGAGCGTGAACCGCTGCGAGAGCGAGTCAAGATATTCCTCGACCGCGTTGGCCACGGCGCCGATGCTGTCATTGCGAAACGAACTGTTCAGCAGCTCGAACAGAAGTCCGTTGTCGGTGTGCATCGAGAACGCCACAGGACTCATATCCAGCAGGTCCAGGCTGGCCGGACGGATGATGCGCGTCAGCGATCCGAACGATTGTTCGCCCAACACGTCGGTGCATTCCATGCCGACTTCCAGCGGGAGGGACGATGCCCTATCGATGCCGGTTGTCTCGAAGTCCAACCACAGGAGCGCGTCGGGCTTGGCCGCTTCTTCGTTCATTGTCGGTTTCCTTTCGTCTGGAGGAGGATGATTTCGGTCTGGGTGAGCGTGATGGCTGTCCCGTCCTGGTTGAGCCGGAGCCATCGGCCTCGCCAGTCGAACACCGGCACATCACGCGGATCCGCGCCGAGCGGGACTATCAGCCCGAGGCGTTCGGCCTCCTTCACATGCTGATGGACCCACCCATGACAGCCGGTCGTACCAGAACCGCACAGCTCGACGATGTTGGCCGGACTGTGCCTCACATCCGGATCCGCCGCCCGCCGCAGTTGACGGTGATGGCCGGAGCGTCCAGGCCAGCATGACGGATCATGGATGTTCGTCCCGCAACGCAGGCAATGCCATCCCTGCCGCTCCAAGGCGGCACGCTTCGAATCAGCAAACTCACTCACAACGCACCCCCTCCTGCATCAGACCGTCAACCAGCACCAAACACGAAGTGCAATTGGCCCTCAACCCGGCCGCCATCGCCACGATGCCGTCATCCGCCCTGCCACCGGCGAGCGCTCGCAGTTCGATTGTGCTGGCGGTCTGGGCGGTGTCGGTGAGGAGGCGGCTGAGTTTGTCGAGTTGTTCCCTGGTCATTGGTTGTTCTCCTCGTCTTCTTCGTTTTCGTCGGAGTCGGCTTCGGTGATGGCTGCGATGAGCTGGTCGAGGTGGCTGGTTTCGTCGTCGGCGGACGTATATCCGAGGTCTTGGAGGATCTGGTAGTAGCCGGGAATGCGTCTGCTGGTGTCGTTGACGGCGGTCCAGTCGGTCGGGTCGATGAACCATTCGAAACGTGCGGCGAGGATGGATGCTGCTTCCAATGGCCAGTCGTCGGTCTGCAGGCTGATGCGCGCGGCTGTCGGGGTGTCTTCGGCTGTGATGCCGGTGATCTTCTCGTATTCCTCGCGGCTTCCGGTGTGGTCGTTCCAGTTGGTGAGGGCGTCGGTGAAGCCGCCTGGGAATGGGCCGATGATCTGCAGGAGTCCGAGCCGGGCCGTGGTTTCGATGAGCTTGTCGCGTTTGACGCCGTGGAGGTTGGCGTGGAGCCATGCCATGCGCTTGTCTGCGGATGCGGCGGCGTATTCCTCGAGCGCGTGCCGGCGGGCGTCGCGTTCGGCTTGTTCGGCGGTGCGGCGGGCTTCCTTTTCAGCGTCGGCGGTCTTGTCGCGGCGGGTCCAGAGGTAGACCTGCTGCGAGACCGTGTGGATGGATACGGCTGCTGGGTTCTGTTCGCGGATCTTCTCGATGGCTTCTTCGGGGGTGCCGGTGGATGGGAACATGCAGCCGGCGTATCGCCATTCCGGGTCGCTGTAGGGCTTTTCGGGGTCGGGGATGAGGTTGAAGCCGCTGTCGGGCTCCACGAGGAGCGCGGCGACCGATTCGATCCATTGCCGGTCGTTCTCATCGCGTTCGATGCGGCTGAGGGTGTAGTCGAAGTTCGAGGTGCCCGCCGCCTGCGCGAGGCGCTTCTGCAGATCCGGACGGCCGTCATATCGCGCTATGGCCACGAGCTGGCCGATGGAGATCTGGCCGAAATCGTCGCGGGATGCTCTGACCTCGTTGTCGATGCTGGCGGCCTTGGCGCGGTCACGCACGTAGTCGCCGCTTCGGCCGAGCCGGTGGGCGACGCTGGCGGTGGTGGCTCCGAGGTCGAGCATGCCCTGGATGGCGTCGGCCTCCTCGAGGACGGTGAGCTGTTCGCGCTGGCAGTTTTCGGTGACCATGGCCTCCAACTGCTGCAACGGGTCTAAGTCAAGCACGAAACACGGCACGGCTCCGGTGCCGGCCTGCTTGCATGCGGCGAGACGACGATGGCCGGCGATGACACGATAGCGCTCGCCGTTGGGTACGACGGAGAGCGGCGAGAGCAGGCCGTTGGCTTTGATGCTCGCCGCGAGGTCGGTCACGTCGCCGATCTGCTTTCGTGGATTGTCCGGGTGCGGGTCGATGAGGCTGGTGTTGATGAGCTTGATCTGATCGCTTTGGTAGTTGCTCATTGCTTGTTCTCCTTGCTGGTTTCTTGGTTGTTGAGTTCGTCGGCGCATGCCTGGCATGCCTGCCACCATTCGCTTGGATGTCCGTCGCGGAGGCTTCCGGTGTGGTCGTATGCGTCCTCATGTGGATCCATGAGCTGGTGGACGTGTTCGCAGTTCCAGGTGTGCTTGTGCTGGCGTGCGGGTGTGATGGGTTCTGGCGCCCATGTCTCCCATTGGTCGCGGAGCCATGTGTTGAGCCGTGGGATGTGGCCGGAGCGGATTTGGCCGTCGTTGACGGCGCTCTTGTAGCGGCGGAGCGCGGTCTGGAGTCGGGTCAGTTCGACGGGGTTTCCGGCGATGGCCGCGTACAGGGCTCTGGCTTCGACTTCGGTCTTGCGGCCTTTCGCGCCGACGGATCCGGGATAGGTTTCGGCGAAATGGTCGAAGCCGGATTCCGGCGTGGCGGGTTGCTTCGGTTTGCCGGCGGGAGGGGTCGGAGAGGGTATATCGGTATCGGTATCGGTTTTATGCCATGTTTTTGCTTGGCTGTCCTCTAGCAACTTGCTAGACGTTTCGCTACCTGTCTCGCCACTGTTTTGCTCTCCGTTCGCTTGGCTGTTTGCTAGCAAGTTGCTAGACGGTTGCTTGGCCTTTTGGTTGGCGGCCTTACGCCGTCCGCCCTTGCTTCCGGCTTTGCGCCGGGCCTCGCGCTGTTCCTCGGTGAGCGTCTTGGGTTCCTTGCAGATGCCTTCGGCGTAGACGGGCCTCCAGCCGCCGCCGCGCTCCTCCATGAGCCCCATGTCGATGAGCTGCTGGAGTTGTTTCATGGTGCCGCCGGCGTCCTTGAGGTCGAGCTTGTCGAAGTATCCTGGATACGCGGCCGGGTCCTTGGCCTGCATCGAGATGCCCTTGGAGTGGATGACGCAGAGTTTGACCCACAGTCCCACGGTGGCGAGAGGCAGGCGGCGGATGCGCCTGTCGTCGGCCATCTGGTCGTCGATGATGAACCACATCTCTTCTTCTCCTTCCTGTGGTTCAGTCGATCTCGCCGGTGTCCGGATCGACGGTCGCCTCCACGTCGCCGTCGTCCATGTCGAGGCTGCGGCGCAAATCGTCGATGAGGATCATCTGCCGTGACGTGGCGGGCTTCGCGCACATGTTCTCCATGGCCAGTCCCGCGTCGAGGATGCGCTGCGCGAGGTCCGCGCAGTCGTACACGGCTTCGGTGATGGCGTGGATGCCGCCCCACTTGTCGATGTGCTCCTTCTTGGTGTGGGTGTCCATGACGTTGCGGCATGCCTTGAGCACGACGGCCGCGGCCTTGGTGACCTGCTGCGTCTTGCCGATGAGGTCGATGAGCGTGTCCGGTGTCGCTTCCTGCGGGATGAGCACCTGCTGTTCGCTGGCTTTCATTGCTTCCTCCTTTAGAATTCCGGTTCCGGATCCGGTTTGCCGAAGTCCCCAAATGACGATTGGTCGGCCGCCGGCGCGCCCCACGGATCATCGGCCGGCGGCGCGGCGGGTTGCTGTGTCTGCGCCAACTGTTGCGGCCGTTGGCTCCAGCCACCGACGCCGGTGTTGACGGTCGGCTGCGGCGATGCGGGGTTGCCGTAGACGGGACCGCCCTGGCGGCTGATGCGGGCGACCTGCGCCGTCGCGTACCGCAGCGATGGCCCGATTTCGTCGACCTGCAGCTCCACGACGGTCCGATTGGTGCCGTCCTGCGCCTGATACGAGTGCTGCTTGAGCCTGCCTTGGGCGATGACGCGCATGCCTTTGGCCAAGGATTGGATGCAATGCTGGGCGAGGTCGTTCCAAGCGGAGCAGCGCATGAACAACGCCGCCCCATCCTCGTACTGGTTGGTCTGCTTGTTGAACACGCGCGCGGTGTTTGCGATGGTGAAGCTGGCGACCTGCGCGCCCTGGCCGGTGGTCCTCAGTTCCGGATCCGCGGTGAGGTTGCCGACGATGGTGATGACGGTCTCCCCGATGGCCATGTCATTCCCCTCTCACGTATCCGGCTGGTTCCGGGCCGAGCTGGCTTGGGTCCTTGGTCTTCCACGCGCATTTCGCGCGGAGGCATCCGGCCTCGCGGTCGATGATGATGTCTCCGAAACGTGCCGGAGCGACCAGCGTGAGATTCCAGCTGCGGTCATGGTTGAGCGCGGTGACGGTCTCATACAATTCACTGATAAGTTCGGCCGCCGTCATGCCGATGCTGGTCGGCGTGAGCGGCCATTCGAACCACCGCTCGCCTTCCGGCCTGGCTGTCTTGCTTGGCATCGTGTGCCTCCTTTGGGATTGGATTGGATGTCGTGCCGGAGCGCGGAATCGAACCGCGCATCCATCCGCCGGCGTTATCGGAGCGCCGATCTATGGCGCCCGCATCCTGTCGCGGGCCCCGGCGAAGGCCGGACGGGAGGAGAAGAGAGAAGATGACCCGTCCGGCCGGTTTTAACGTCTTTTCCTTGACGCGCGGACGGTTCCGGCATGGCCGCGCATGACGAACCACGTCCATGCCGCAATGTGTGCGGAACCGTCCAAGTCCTTCACTGCCGTTGCTCGTCCAGCCAGCGCGCGAAGCGGGGGTCGGAGCACAGGCGACGCATGATGACGGCCGTCGGAATGAGCACCGCGAACGGCACGGCGATGAGATGTTCGATCGGATGCGTGCACGCCGGCGTGCAATACAGCACCCACATGGCCAGCAACCACACCGCGAACAGCAGCTGATGCAGGATGACGTGGGCAAGGGCCTTCA